CACCTCTCGGCGCTCTACTCGCCGGTGGGCTGGCTCGGCTGGGACCGGATCGCGCGCGCCTGGGAGGCGGCCCGAGGCTCGGACGAGGCGATCAAGGCTTTCCGCAACACGATCCTCGGGGAGACATGGGTCGAAACCGGCGAAGCACCAGACTGGCAGCGGTTGGCGGACCAGCGCGAGACCTGGGACGGAGGGACTGTTCCTGAGCGGGGCTTGTTCCTGACCGCCGGGGCGGACGTTCAAAAGGACCGCATCGAGGTCGATGTCTGGGCCTGGGGCCGCGGGCTGGAGAGTTGGCTGATCGATCACCTGGTCATTGAGGGCGGGCCCGGCGACCCGGCGTGCTGGCAGCAGCTGACCAATTTGCTTGGTCAGACCTGGGGCCATGCCTCCAGTCAGCCGATGACCTTGGCACGGCTGGCGATCGATACCGGCTACGAGACAAGTGCTGTATATGCCTGGTCGCGACAGGTCGGCTTCGCGCAGGTGGCACCGGTCAAAGGCGTCGAGGGCTTCAACCGCTCCAGCCCGGTCACTGGCCCGACTTATGTGGACGCGACCATCGCAGGCAAACGGCTGCGGCGCGGGGCGCGGCTTTGGACGGTCGCCACCTCGACCTTCAAGACCGAGACCTATCGCTATTTGCGCCAGGACCGGCCGACGCGGGAGGAAATCGAGGCTGGGCACCTTTGCCCGCCCGGAACGATCCATCTGCCAAACTGGGCGGACGGCGAGTGGTTGAAGCAATTCACGGCCGAACAACTGATCACGGTGCGCACCAAGCGCGGCTTCGCCCGGCTCGAATGGCAGAAGTTGCGAGAACGCAACGAAGCGCTTGACTGTCGGGTCTATGCCCGCGCCGCCGCTTGGATATTGGGCGCTGACCGTTGGTCCGATGCGCGGTGGACTGATCTGGAAGCACAGGTCGGGATCACGGCGGAGGACATGGCTGAGGACGGGGCGGGAAACACCACGCCCGCTTCTCGGCGTGCGGGACTACAGCGGCGCACCGTGCGCTCAAGTTACATGAGGTGAGTTGATGTCCACGATTGCCGATCTCCGTGCTCGCCGCGAGACCTTGGCCGTTCAGCGTTCCTCAGGCGTGGCGCGTGTCAGTTATGACGGAAAGACGGTGGACTATCGCAGTGTAGCGGAGATTGACCGGGCCATCGAGGCGCTCGACCGCGAGATTGCGGCCGCCGAAGGACGAAGGATCGTTCGGCAGGTGCGTGTGACGACGGCGAAGGGGCTCTGATCCATGGGCCTGTTCGATCGCTTTCGCCGCCGGAATCCAGGTGGTCCTGCTGCGGTGTCAGCGCGCCTCGAAGGCGCTATGGCGAAACGACGGCTTCGCGGATGGAACCCGCCGCTAGAGAACATCAATTCGCTGGTCGCCTCGGGCGGTCCCCGCCTGCTGGCGCGGTCGCGCGAACTGGTCGTCACGAACGGCTATGCCGCCAATGCCTGCGAGGCATTTGCGTCGAACATGGTCGGCGATGGGATCAAGCCCTCGTCGCTAATCACCGATGCGGCGTTGCGTGACGCTATTCAGCAGCTCTGGCTCGCATGGACGGATGAGGCTGACGCGGACGGTTTGACCGATTTCTACGGCCTGCAAGCCATGGTTGCTCGGGAGATGTTCGTCGCGGGCGAGTGCTTCGTGCGTCTGCGCCCACGCCGCGCCGAGGACAGCCTTCTCGTACCGCTGCAACTGCAGCTGCTGCAGTCAGAGATGCTGCCGTTCGAGAAGACCGAGACGGCGGGAAACGGCAATCGCATCCGCTGCGGCATCGAGTTCGACGGCATCGGTCGCCGGGTGGCCTATCACTTCCGCCGTCGCCATCCGGGCGACAGCACGGATCAGGGGGCTGTGATCCCGGAAACGGTGCGCGTGGCTGCCGCCGATGTGCTTCATATTTATCGGCCAATCGACGCAGGCCAGATCCGGGGCTTGCCGCATGTGGCGCCCGCCATGGTGCGGCTGTTTCTGCTGGACCAGTACGACGACGCCGAGCTTGACCGGAAGAAGACGGCGGCGATGTTCGCGGGGTTCATCACCAAGACCGCGCCGGAAGATCCGATGATGGGCGAGTCCGAAGTCGATCTGGACGGCGCTGCGATTGCCAGCCTCGAGCCGGGCACGATGCAGGTGCTGCTGCCGGGCGAGGATGTGAAGTTCTCCAGTCCTGCAGACGTGGGTGGCGGCTATGAGGCGTTTCAATACCGGACGCTCTTGTCGGTATCAGCCTCACTGGGCCTGCCGTACCACCTCGTCACCGGGGACGTGCGCCAGGCGAACTATTCGAGCCTGCGGGCAGAGCTGGTCGAGTTCCGCCGCCGCATCGGTCAGTTGCAGCACGGGGTGATGGCCCATCAGCTGTGTCGGCCGATCTGGCGGCGCTGGCTTGAGACGGCTGTGTTGTCGGGGGCGCTGGATATCGGCAATCCTGCCGTCGCGCGGCCGGTGCAATGGATACCGCCACGCTGGGATTGGGTCGACCCGCTGAAGGACATCCAGGCGCAAGTGCTGGCGATGGAAGCGGGCATCACCTCGCGGCGCAAGGTGGTCGAGGCCACCGGCTATGACGTCGAAGAAGTCGACCGTGAGAATGCGGCGGATGCCAAACGCGTTGCTGATCTGGGGCTGAGCTACCGCGCGAGCCCCGGCGAGACACAGGGCGCGCGAGCAACGCCCGCCGCGCGGCCTGATCCTGGAGATGGCACAGGCGAAGACACAGGCGATGGATCCGCCTCCACCGATCCCGCCACCGAACAGGAGTGACAATATGACAAGCTGGTATGCGATCCGCGCCCGGGGAACAGGTGCGGAAGTGGCGATCTATGACGAGATCGGTGCCTATGGGGTCTCGGCGAAGGGGTTCCTTGCCGAACTCGGCGCACTGCCCGACGGGACGCCGGTCGATCTGCGGCTGAATAGCCCGGGCGGGTCAGTCTTTGATGCCGTGGCGATCTACAATGCGCTGAAGCGTCACGTGGGCGCGGTCACGGTCTGGATCGACGGTATTGCCGCCTCTGCCGCGTCCTATGTCGCGATGGCGGGTGACGAGATCGTCATGCCGGAAAATGCGTTCCTGATGATCCACGATCCGTCGGGTCTGGCAATGGGCACGGCGGGTGACATGCGCGCCATGGCCGAGGCGCTTGACAAGATCGCGGGCAGCCTCGTCCGGGGATATGCCGCCAAATCCGGCAAACCCGACGACGAGATCGCAGCGCTGATGGCGGCCGAGACCTGGTTCGACGCGGGGGATGCGGTGGCGGCGGGCTTCGCGGACCGGCTGGCGGAGCCTGTTAGAATGGCCGCACGCTTCGACATCGGTCGGTTCCGCAACGCGCCGCCGGACCTCGTCGAGGCAGTGGAAGCCACCGTCCAGGAGGGTGTTCAGCCCGAACTGGAACACGTTCCAGTGGATACTAGCCAAGACACGGGCACACAGACCGACAGTATCTTGCACGGCGATGTCGAACCTGCCGACGGCACTGGAGAGGCGGACAGCGACGATGCGCCTGTCGAGCCCGAGGGGCAAGTTGAGGCCGACGACATGCCCAGCCCTTCGGACCCGATCCCGGCTCCGGGTGTCGCACCGCCTGATCCGGTCGCGATCCGCGCCGAGGCAATCACCCATGCCCGCGCTGTCGTCGATCTCTGCCATCTCGCAGGTCAGCCGCAGATGGCCGGGCGCTTCCTCGAACAGGACGCCAGTCTCGACGACGTCCGCATGGCCCTTCTCGCTGTCAAAGCCGAGGCCGAACCCGAAATCACGGCCCATCACGCACAACCGGGCCGCAGCACGACAGCTCGCCCCTGGGGCGAGATCGTCGCCCGTACCTTCAAACTGAAAGGATAACTCATGACCACGCTCACCGAGACCACCCATCCCGGAGGCTTCCTCGTCTGGGAAGCCTTCCGCGACTACACCCGCGAAACCGTCACTGTCGCCACAGGAACAGCTTTTGCCACGCTCGATCCGGGCACCGTGCTGGGGAAGATCACCGCGTCCGGCAAATACGCCGCCCATGATCCCGCTGCCGTCGATGGCACGGAAACCGCCGTGGCGGTGCTCTGGGGCAAGGCTGACGCGACGGGCGGCGATGCGCCAGCCGTTGCGCTGGTCCGTGGCCCCGCCATCGCCAATCGCCACGATCTCGTCTTTGTCGGCACCCCCAGCGAGGGCGAGATCACCGCCGCCCATGCCGCGCTGCTGGCGGTCGGCATTCTCGTCCGCTGATCAAACCCTCAAAGGAGGCATTCCCATGACCACCATGGATATCTTCGAAGGCGATGCCTTCACCATCATCGAGCTTACCCGCGCGCTGGAAAACATCCCCTTCAAGCCCGCGATCCTGTCGGGCTCCAGCCTGTTCTCACCGCGCGGCGTGCGCTCGCGCACCGTCGTGATCGAGAGCCGGGACGGCACGCTGTCACTGATCCCGTTCTCCGAACGCGGCTCGGCGGCCGAGCAACAGGTTCCTGAGCGTCGCGACATGCGCGCCTTTGTCTGCCGCCAGTTCAAGAAGCAGGACGTGCTCTGGGCCTCTGAAATCCAGGGCATTCGTGACTTCGGCTCGGAAAGTGCGACCCAGCAGGTGCAAAGCGAGGTCGCCCGCAAGCTTGGCCGTCTACGCCAGGACGCGGAGGCGACGTTTGAATATCACCTGCTGAACGGCATTCAGGGCATCGTGAAGGATCCCAAGGATAGCGCCACGGTGATCAACTACTTCACCGAGTTCGCCATCACGCCCGCCACCGAGATCGACTTCGATCTCGACAACGCGACCCCGGGCTCTGGCGCGCTGCGCAAACGCTGCCAGGCGCTGATCGAAAGCGTCGAGGACAGCATGGGCGGGCTCGCGGCCGGGGCGGTGCAGGTCCGCGCGGAATGTGGCTCGACCTTCTTTGCCGATCTCATCGCCCACAAGGAAGTGCGCGAGACCTATCTCAACACCGCCGCTGCTGCCGATCTGCG